AACTACGCACAATGTTTATTCGTTGGCTTGCTTTACATCGTAATCCAGCAATTAAAGAAATGTCTTTAACGGTTGCAGAAAAATCATTTTTAAATCAAATGTCAGTGGCGCCTCTTATTATAAGATTAGCAGAATTAAAAACACTTGATATTACAAACACAACACAGATTAATCGTGTGCTAAACCATTTAAAAAATAAAATAACTTTTACAAAAAAGTTAGAATTATTAAATGATCAAATACTAAATTATAACAATGTACATTATGGTATTGGTCAACTTCCTGCTTTTATTAAGAAAGTAATGATAAACAGTGATAGTATTCCTTTTCAACAACGTGTTTTAATTAAACAACTAATAGATGATTTAGGTATAAATATCAAAAATTATAAACAAATTGCTGATGTTCTTAATAATAAAGACAGCTATAAAAACTATGAAAACGTTTTAAAAAGAATTATAAAAAAGACACAAGATAGTCCTGCATTTTTTGATGATGAAATGTTAAATAGTTTCTTACAAACTAGTAAAAGTTATAATGACAGCAAACCAATAACTGCTTTAAAAACTTTTTTTGAAAAGGAATTAAAAGAACTTGGTAATACAACTTATGAAGAGTATTTAAAATATCAAGTAAATAATATAACAGAAGCTGTTGCAAGAATTTCGCAACACTTAAATGAAGATCAAGCATACACTTATTTAAAAAGTTTATTAAGACAAACACAATTTATAGACACAGATGTACTTGAAACAAATATACAAACGTGGTTTGATATTGGTGGTGTACGTGTTTTAGATGATTACTCAGAACATTTTTCTGATTTATTATTAGCACAAACACAGTTTATAGAATTAACTAATAATTTTGTAGATGCGCTAACTAATGGCAAAACACTACCAATGAATATTCTTAAATGGTATGATATGTTAGAATTCAATGCAAAAACTATTGATAACCTATCAAATGTTTTCAAAACATATAGTCAAGCACTAGATAATAGTATTGCAAAAGAAGTTGGATCTTTTTTAAATAATACTAAAGAACTTTATAATGTGCTATTATCAGATGATCTTAAAATAGATTTAGCCGATTATATCGATGATGTAGATCAGTTTGTAAAAGTTCAATTATCTTATAAAGGTATGTATGATATTTTTAATCAGCATTTAACATTAACCGAAGACAAAGATTTTAAAGAAATGATGCACATGCTAATGAATCCACAGTCTGAATTAAGAACTAGAATTATTCCAAATCTGTTACAAATTTACGATGATGCACATCTTGCAAATTTATCACAAGCACTTCGTGAAACTATTGTACAGATAGATATGTTTACTGCTGCACAAAAAATATTTAATACAGATATATTAGTACCTGATTTAACAAAAGAACAAATAAGATATATTAAAACAGTTGTGTTTGATGCTATTAAAAACAATAGCAACTTTACTATACAACAGATAACCGATGATAGTAAAATAGTTCAACAAATGCTAGATTTTATTAATTATAATATTGAGTATCATATATTCCCTATTGATAACAAATACGCACGTGTTAGTTTTGTAGATGATTTTGTTAATGGTGCACTTGCACGTACAAATACTCAACGTAAAATAATTAATATTAAAAAACATATTACTGTATCTGAATTCTTTGATTATATAAAAGGTAATACAGCTACTGAAACTTCTTTACAAAAACAAAAAGTATTTAAACAGTTAGCAGCTGCTGGTTATACAGAAGACTATTTACATACATTAATTAAAACAGATAGAGATGCTCAACTTTTTGTATATTATCATGAGTTAAGTCATATATTTAATGAAGATGTTATAGCCCCTGGTGTTGATGTAATTGCAATGGAATATCGTGCAACACTCGACGCTATAAAACAATTACAAACAATAAGAAGTCTTATGGATAAGATTATGGATAATACTGAATATATGTTGAATACTTATTTAGATGATATAAATGTTCTTACAAATGCTGACCACGTTATTTATAGTATGTACAGTCATGAAACAATTTCAAATATAGAAAGACTTGTACAATATTATAAAAACACAATCATTGGAAAAGGAATACCAGCACAAGCATATGGTGAATATGAAGCACTTATGACTTACTTACAAAAATTTGCAGATGCTACAGAAGAAAGTTTAAATGAAATTGCTACAAAGAATGAAGATCTAATATCTTATGTAAGATATCACGATGCAACGCGTCAAGTCTTACAAGATAAACTATCACAAAACTTAATGGAAGCTTCTGTTGCTTCTGAAATGTATTCAGTTAAAAGATTTGTTAACAAAGAAATAGAAAAACAATTTAATCTTAATCGAAAAATGTTTATTGGTTCTAACTCTGAATACTTAATGTTAACAGATCGTTTAGCAGGAATTAAAAAGTATCACATTATTACAGATATAGATGAAAAACTTATGCAAGATCAAAAACATATAGCACAAATACGTGAAGCACTTATTCGTACATATGGACGCTCTGAAGCATTATTTGCTATGACAGACGCAAGAACTTATTTTGAAAGTTTAAATCCTTTACAAATCTACTATTGGGAACAAGTGACACGTGGAAGTCTTAGTAAACGAAACGCAAGAGCTTTTAATAATATATTACACAATATAAAAACAAAATCTATAGAAGAAAAATCTAAAACATTTAGTGAACTTGGTACAATGTTACAAGAAATAGTTAGTGATAAAGAATATATAAATGACTATGCTTTTGATAATGTTATAGATTTAATGTCTAACGTTCAATTTACTGAAGTTAAAAACTATGTAGACATAACTTTAAAATCATTACCAAATAGTATTGAAGGTGTTAAAGAATACAAAGATGCTATTGCTAACTTTATAAAACGTGAAGTACGTGCAAGTAGTGATATCTTTACAAGAATACAACAATTAGAACAGTTCTTTGTTCGTGATCCTAAAGACTATCATTTATTAAAAGAAATATATTATGAGAATGCAGCTAATAGAGCCATTGCTGTTTCACAAATGACTCCTAAAGAATTAGCACGTTATATAGATGTTAACACACCTGGTGCAATTATTTTCTATAATAATAATATTATAAAACACATCGCAGAAGATGGTAGCATTTATTGGACAGGCATTAAAAATCCATTCCCATATACTGATAAAGAACTAGCTGATGTAGGTCTTAAACGTTTTTATAAAGACGATCTTATAATTATAAGACCTGTTGGAGAAACTATCAAAGCAGATAAATTAGTTTATAATTTAACATACTTTGATAATAGAAATGTATTTTTTACAGAAGATAGCAGAAGAGGTATATTTGTAAATAGTCTAGAATCTTTAGTTGATGAATACAAAGACTTTTTAAACATAGAGAATATGGAGATACCTTTAGAAGTTACACCTATTGAAGCTTTATCAGATACTTTATGGCAAAACTTATTAGATAACCCAGACTTAGCTGACGTATTTGGAAATGCACAGGAACAAAAATTGTATCAAAAATTGAATGTTAATGGTTATAATACTTTCTTCAATAAAGGATATTCAAGACTTAATAACACAATCATTGGTGGCTATGATGCCTTAGACCATGTTCAAAATCTTTATCAGAAACCAGGAGAAAAAATAGTTACACACAGTCAGTCTATTACACGTAACACTCTTGCAGGTTTAACCGCGTTCATACTACGTAGTAACAGAGTTACAAAGTACACATCATTATTCTTTAATGAACGTTATATATTAAGTACTGGAATCCTTAAGGAGATGTTCAAAGACGAAACAGATGAATCTATAGCATCATTTTTCAAATCTGGAGATTTTAAAGCAGCAGTGTTAAAAGAAACAGCAGATGGACGCCCACATATTGCTGAATACAAAATATATGACCGCGCTAGTTTGAATCGAGCAATAGAAAGTAAGGCAATTCTCTTACCCGATTCCATCTACAGAGGGGCTAAATTAACTATAAATTATAAAGGACTTGATGATACTGCTTGGGGACTTTATAAACGAATTGTTATGATGACTTATAAAAGTTTTGATTTATTAACACTTGGTTTTCCATTCCGTAATGCAGCAGATTCATTAGGTTATAAAAATATAAATGAACTTGGGTTCACAAAAGCAATGAAGTATAACTACACAGCTATTAAAATGTTAAAGTTTCATAACGATATCCAACGACAAGTTCTAGAAGCAACAGGACACAAAACATTTAATAAAGAAACATTGTTTGAAGTATTAAAAAATTATTCTAAAGAAGAACAATTTTGTTATTTGTTAACTGATTTCTTTGTGAATACACCAGCAAGTGGTGGTTATTCAAAAGCTTTTGCAGAGTATTTAGAAGAATACAACAGTGTTTCAGATATTAGATCTGTTTGGGAAAAATGGTATACAGATTTAGTATTTAAAAAACAATGGTCACCAATACATATTTTAAACAATGTTAACGATAGCATTGAACAAACAGCGCGTCTTGGTTTGTTCCTAGGTATGTTAGACAAAGGAAGTACTATTAATGAAGCAGTTAAAAGAGTTGTTAAAACACACTTTGATTATACTGCTAAACCTACTTTAATGGATTTTTGTGAAAAGATATTCTGGTTCTCTACATTCCCAATAAATAACTTAAGTTATTATTTAACAGATGGTCTTTCTAAAAATCCTATGCTATTAAGAACTTTAATGGATGCTGAAACAGCTAGTTGGAACAACGGTGAATATACCTATGAAGAACTAAAGAAGACAAACTTCTTAGCTTACCATGCTATGACAGGTAATTTAAGACTAGGAAAATATATTATTAAACTTAGTCCTTCTGTGTTTGATATGTTAGGACTTTATACACAACCAGTTACAAGTATAGTTGATAGATTAAATCCTTTCTTACGTATTCCTTTAGATTTTGCTACAGAAAACAATCCAGATTATAATACTTTAATACCTATTAATACACAATTAAAAAATCTAAAAAGGTTTACAGCATTTATTACAGACCCACAAAGCGATGAAGGAAGTTTAATTCCATCTATTATTTCCACAATTAAAAGCCCTGGAGATACAACTTATACACACGGTGGTAGACGTTATACAAGATATGTTAGACCACAATGGACTAAATATCCTCGTATTAAAAAGAATCCAAATCTAATGAAACGTTATACTAAAAAATTCTATGCAAGAGATTATAGATGGTGGCATAATCGTGGATTATTAAGTTCATTAAATCTAAATCAGTTTGGAACAACACTAATGGATCCTGAATATTTAACTAAAGTTAAAATACTTCGTGCAATGAGATCATTTAATCATCAAAAGAATTATTTAAAAATTGTGCGACCATAAAAAAAGAACGCTATGAGCGTTCTTTTATATTTCATTTTTATGTTTATCTGCAATTACTTTAATCATATTTTGGACATAAGGATCTGCTTTAACTAGATACATTTTAAATGTCCATGAATCATCAAATTGACATGCAAGATAACAATAAGGTGCATTTAATCCCATCATTTCTTGTTGGCATTGTGTGTAGTAATATGGTGGGATACCAATATGTAATGCTTTCTTTTTTATATGTTCTTCTAAAGTAGAACCTTCAACTTGCATTTCAACTTCTCTATTTTCTTCAATAGTTTTTGATTTATTATAATATTTTTCTCCCCATTTACTTACAAGTTTTGCTTCTATAGGTATTAAATCATTACCGATTTCTGTAACTCCATCAAAGTTTAAAGTTAAACAAGGTGTGTCTTTAAATACATACATATCTGTTGGCTTACATATTTCAGTTCCTAATTCTTTTTCTGCTTTCATAAGAATAATTGGTTCAAGTTCTCTACCTTTTATAACAACAGGTTTCTTACCAACTTCTTTTTCTTCTTCAGTTAAGAATTTAGATTTCTTTTCTGTTATTAGTTGTTCCATACTTTTATATAAGTTTACTCCACATAATACAGAACTGTCAGAACCACCAAATGAATCTTTTCTAGCTAATGCATATTCTTCTTCAGACATTTTATTTATATCTTTTATTTTGATATCTAAAATTCCTTTTTCTATAATCTTTTCTTGCATCATATTCCTCCTTAATTATTATAGTAATCTTATTCATATCATTTGTAAAATCTGTTTTATATTTAAAACTTATTTCTCTATATTGTTTATTTTTTAGATGATATCTCATTCCAACTACAGCGCCTTCATAGGCAAGAAGGGCAGTATGTCTATTAGTTGTAGAACAGATTTGTTCTACTTTTAATTTACTATCAATTAAACTAGTTATATAAATTTTATAAACTTTCATACTAACTCCTTCTAAATGTAGCAAAATGAACTGCATGTCTTATTGAATCTTTTATATGATCAGATACAAGAACGCCACCAATATAATAACTACGTCCTTGTCTTTTAAGATATCCTTTTCTTACTAATGTGTCGTCACTCCATCTTGTTTTAACTGACACTGCAGTCTGAATATTAACTGTTATCCCCCTTTTATAACACTCATATTTAATCACACCTATAAGTTGTGGTGTTTCTAATCTACTATTAATTTGATTATCTGCTCTATTATAATATAATAGATAATCTTCTACGACGATTGCTGGTGCATAACCTGCTAAGCTATCAATTAATGTTATATGTGCATCCCAATATGCTTGTTGATGAGGATACATTGCTGCAGATATATAACCAAATTTGGCTACTTTCTTTGTTTCTGTATCTAATAAGCACCAACCCGTAATTCCTTTTCCTTCTTTAAAGTTTCCACTTGGATCGAATGCAAGGACGTATCTAGACTTCATCTAATTCAACCTCCTTCTTTTCACCCCATGTTGTTGTAGACCATTCAAGTTCTGCAACAAGTGGAACATATGCATCATCAAATTTTTGCATTATCTTTTTAAATTCAGCTATATGTTTTTCTTCTCCTGGATATATTTCAAAACAAATTTCATCATGTATTTGCATTTGCATTCTAGATTTTAATTTATTTTCTTGAATATATTTATCTAAAGCACATATCTTTTCTTTTAAGAAATATGCACCTGAACCTTGAACTAAACAATTTATTAGTTTATGTCCAGATAATCCATAATATTTAACACCGAATAGATTAACTGCATAAGGACTTGTTAATACAAGATCATAACAATATTCATGGTATTTTTTAACACCTGGAAATGCTTTATAATATGCATCATCTATTCGGTGTATTGTTTCATCGTCATAATCTGGAAACATAACTTTAATTCTATTAAACTGTGCACCATAATTCTTTGCAAAATTTACACGTTTTCCAACTTTACTTCTTAGTTTCTTAAACTCATCACTATGCATATCTAAATCTGGAAATGCTACATGTGTTGTTGCTGCATGAACATCAGTTGGAACCCATTCTTTAGATGTGTCTTCATCTAAATACCATTTCCAATCATATGCGTGTTTAATGTGTTCAGGATTTGTATAATCAAAATCTTCAAAATGATATTGATACTGCCCACATCCTATACTACCGTCGTCTACAATTGTTTTACATTTATATGGCATATAAGCACGACATAAGTTTAAGTCTGGACTTCCAACTAATATTGTATATAATGCTTGTAGTCTTAATTCTATTTGACTGTAATCTAAATATGCTAATCCTTTATATCCTGGTGTTATCATTATCATATTTCTAGGATTAAACAATGGTGTATCATCATCTTTGTTTATACCAAATTTTGGGAATTGTTGGAAGTCAGATGTTACTCTACCTGATACAGTTCCTACTTGATTTATTTGTGTATAAATTCTATCTCCTTTTTTCATTTCTTTAACTAATCTAAGAAGATAAGTTGCATACCATTTTTCTAATGTTCTTAATTCTTGAATTAATCCTATAAATTTTACAACCTCTGCATCTGGTTGTGTTGCTTTTAGCTCATCATACATTCTAGCTAATGCGTCTTTTCCTGTTGATGCTACGTTCATTCCATACTTATTTATTAATATATCTTTTACCCTTGCATTTTGTGAAGGACTTAATACTTCTCCAACTAAATCATAAAGTTTATTTCTTTGTTGTAATAGATATTCACTCATTGTTTTAGTTGATTCTTTTATATATTCTTTATTCATATAGAATCCACAGCGTTCCATTCTCCAACAAGGAAGTAACACAGCTTCTTCTCTTTTTACTTGTTCCCAAGTATCTCTAGCAATAATTGCTTTCTTAGTTTGATAATAAATTCCTGCTGTATAAACTATATCATATGCTGCATACTCTCTTAATGTTTCTTTATTTAATAAAGTATAAGGAATGTCTCCTGATTCTACTTTACCTAATGTCATGTTATGTCTTATTTCTTCGGGTATTTCATTATACCATTCTAAATAAATATGTTTAACATTTTCAGGTAATGTGTCTACAGAATTTAGAACATCTTTAAAATAATCGTCCAGATATTTTAAAGTCCATTGTTTATCTACAGCATACATTTTTGCTTTTAATTTTACATTATACTCTTTTGCTATACTTTGTCTTTCTGCTGCTAATTGATGCTCATGCATTTTAGCATCTCTAGTTAAATATTGTGTAGCATATTCTTTTAATCCTAAAGATGGTCCACCATTTTCAGGAGTTAAAGCATCATGTGCTGCACGAATACGAATCATTGTGTCTGTTACATTAGTTATATTACAAGGTAAATTTACATTAGCTAACATATGTAAATCAAATTTAACATTATGTCCACATAAATATTCACATTTACTTGCAAGTTTATACATTGTTAACACAGTTTGTTTGAACAATTCTGGTGTTTCCAATCTATCTACTTCATAAATATTTAGATCATCACCTTGAAAACCTAATTGTAATAAGAATGGTTTTGAATTTCTTATATGTAAACCATCTGTTTCTGTATCAAAGAATATTACATCTGGTTTAACTCTTTTAAATTCATTAATCATTTCTAAGATATGTTCTTTATTTGTTATTAAATTATATCTACGCATCATGTTCACCTACCTTACGTATGTTACCATCTCGATTTATTCTAGACATACCTAATCTAAATCGTTGGGTAGGTAATATATCATAACCGTCATATTGTATAAATAATCCTGCTGTTAATTTTTGCATCATTTTATTATACATTTCTGATTCTATTCCTGATGCTGCCATTAGATTTTGTTTATTAGTTCTACTTAATCTTTCTAATTGAATACATATACTAGGATTGTGTTGATATATTTCTTGTAATAATGCAACACCATCATCATCAATTGTGCTATACATTCTTTCAGTTGCTACATATTCTCTTAATTTAAAAGTTGGATTATCATAACAACTCTTTAAATAATTTATTGCTGCATCTACATGTTCTTTATCTACAATAATTTTTTCATAAGATGCATCAGTTGATACTAAGTAACCTGCCATAGCTATTGCTAGTCTTGTTACTTTTTTCCAAGCTTCTGTTCCAAATATTTTTATATGTGAATCATAAATTTTATTTAGTTCATTACATTGTGTAATAATATAACGACCAACATCTTGGCTTATAATTACTTGGTCAACTGTTCTACTCCATATCCATCTGATTCTAGTTCTATAATCTTCTACTTCAAATGGTTGTGGTGCTTCCCAGAAAGGATCTACTTCTCTACTACCTGTATCAGCCATGACTAACATTAAATCATATCTTGCCATGTCTTCAGGTGTTCCAATTAGTTCTTCTAATATTTCTATACCATTTGGGTATGCGCTAATTGGACGTGTTTTTCCATTCTTACTTGCTGCATTAGTTAATGTAATCATTCTTACTAGTGCTGGTAAAGTTAATGTTCCACTTACTCTAGCAATTCTAACTTGATTACTACTACGAATATCAGTTAATTCTCTAATAAGATTAGCATTACATTTAGCAAGTTCTTCAAATATAATAAGACCTCTATGATTCATAGGAATTAAACCAGCTCTTGTTTGATATGATCCATTAACTTTATTACTACCACCTATAATACCTGATACTGTTGCACTATTTCCTGCTAATGATGTGAACGCACCTAAACCATAAAGTTGTTGTAATGTTTCTGCTGTAGAAGATTTACCAACTCTTGATTCAGCAACTATTAAAGTATCTAGATATCCTCTAACGTTTTTAAATGTTCCGAAATTAAATTCTAATACAGTATGGAAACTTAAATCTATAGCTTGTATTAAATTGTTATAACCGTTATATCCTATAAATGCTTTATTCATTTCTGTTAGTTTATCTATTCGTTCTTGCACAGTTCCTTCAATTCCTTGGAACTTTTTTAATTGTGCTTTGACGTCATTTGTTACTACGAAATTAGATACACTATCTGTAACTTCTTCAGCATCTAATATAATCATTGTAAGTAGCTGTCCTTTATATGGGTGTGGAACTAACTTATAAGTGACTAGATATTTTTTCCCACTTTCTAGTCTTTTCTTTAAGACATATGCTGTAAGCTCAATTGTTGCAATGTCTTTAGTTGTTACTTCAAATAGATCTGTTACATTACATTCATAAACTGTTTCTTTAGTTGGCTTCTCAACTGCAATGTCTCTTTCTATTTTAGGTATATGTAATATCTCTCTAGTGTTATCTCTTATTTGAGATTCAGTAAAATTATTATCTATCAATTTTAAAATATCTTGGCAATTGTTTTCATTTAAAGTCCAGCTTCTTTCTTCGCCAACTTTCATTGTATTATATTTAGGATCTCCTGTTACATTTAATTTCTTTGCATAAATAGTTGTTGGAACAGGCATAGCTTTTTCATATGTTGCTACTACTTGTATACTTGATTGTAAAACTCTATTAACATGTTGAGGTTTACTTGCTTCTAATAATGTTACACGTGGATATCTTTTAGCAGTTTCTGCTTTAGCTTCTTCTTGTGTAAATGCAGGTGTATTAATTATATAATGTTTTAATTGGTCTGCAGTTCCTTTATACTTTACAAAGAAGTCAGTTATATCTTCACCGTGTTCTTTACATACTTCATGAAATTTTGTAATTACTCTTACTTCTTTTGCATATGGATATAGATATGCTGCTAATGCTTTAGCACCTGCTTTTCCTGCATCATCATTGTCATAGCATATTGCTATTTTTCTATTTTTAAAAGGAACGATGAAACTTGGTAGAGCTCTTTCTCCACCTGTTAATGTGATTGCATTAAAACCATGGCTTCTTGCAACAGCCATATCTTTTTCTCCTGCACAAATCAATGTCCATTTGTCTTCATCAGTTGGATACCATAAATCAAAAGGTATGACTAACCCTGCTATTGCACCAACTCTACTTCTAATTTTATTAGCTCTGTCTTTTGGTCTATAACTTCTTACATCTACAATTTTATTATACATAATTACAGGGAATGCTAACTCATCACCTAACTCTGTGCTTATGTTTAATTCTTTTATAACTTCATCTGAGATTCCTAATTCATTTGCAAGTGCATGAATCTCATTTGTTATAGCAGTATTATTATTCCATGTGAATATGTCTTCTTTAGTTGTAAATAGTTTTGCTATCTTAGTTGCAACTTCATAACTACAGCCTAATACTTTTGCTATGAAAGATATTTCACTAAGACCTTCGTTGCAAACCTTGCAATGGAATACTCCTTTTTCTTTATTTATATGAGCACTAGGATTTGTTTCATAATACTCAATATTATTTTCAGTATGATGTGGGAAGGGACAACATACTGCTGTCTCCTTCTTACTGAAATCATACTCACTAAAATAATATTCAAAGAATGACATTAAAAGTCATCATCGATTGCTTGGTTTAAATCTTCGTCAAGAACTTCTGGTGTTTCTATATCTTCTGTTTCAGATACATTTGGTGTATCAACAGGATATATACCATCATTGTTTCCTGTGTAATCTAATGCACCGTAACCTTTGTCATTAACTACAACATCAACAATAACTTTCTTTCCTTTGATTACTTTAGCTACATCTTTAAGAGTTCCTTCTCCTTCTAATGTAACCTTACATGCTTTAAGAAGTTGACCTAATTTAAATTGTAGGAATTGTTTATCGCTATCGAAATAGTTTTCATTAACAAATCCTCCACCATCTAATAAGAATGAAACATTTAGATATTCAGTTCCTGAATCTTTACCTGTTCTCATTTCACATTTAAATACAGTTGCTGTATATCTACCAGGTTTCACATTATTTTGACTTGGTTTATCTTTTGGCAAACTATTAAATTGTATCATTATTTCTTTTCCTCCTTATCTTCTTCAATTGTTAATAAATCTAATATTAACTTTTTCTTTCTTTCATAGTATTTAACTATCTTTGTTAATTCATTTATCTTTTTCATATAAAACTCATTTAAGTTTTGCATTTCTTTATCATGAGTTTCTTGTATTGTTTTTCTTTCTGACTCATATAATTCTATATGAGAATCTTTTTCTTCACATAATCTAATTAAATCTTGTTTAGTTAAATCTTTATAATCAACTGGTGTTGGTTTTAAAGTTTCTTCAGGATTTAAATTGATTGATGCTACATCTACTTCTTCCATAATTTCCTCCTAATCAGCTATTAATTGTTTATATAAAGGTTTCATTATTTCTAAAGGCATGTCCTCTAATTTACCTTCAAAGCCAGATGATTCCTTTAATGATTTCCATACACTTTTACGTGCTGGAGTTGTGCAATAATCTTTTATTGCTTTGATTAAATCTTCTTTTTGTTGTGCTAATAATAACTCTGGATCAACACCTTCTTCAAGATATTGTTTCAAATTATTTAATAGTTCTGGTGTGAATTCATATTCTTCACCAACTCTAAGTATAGCATAACGACTCTTTAATACTTCAGCAACAGGTGCAGTTCCATCTGTATGACCTGCAGACACCATTCTTAAAACTAAATCAGGTTCGTATTTTAGTCCTTCTTGTTGTATTTGTTGTTCACCTAGTGAAACAACTTTGTTCTTACCTTTAGTTTCATCATACTCCATACCGAATTTTTCTTTACTTCTTACTGTAGTTATGATGTGTGCTTTGTGTGAACGAACTAAATCGAATATCAATTCCTTTTCTTTTCTATTCTCATCAGTGCCCCAACTACGATATTGATCTAAACCAGATGCTTGTGCTTCAGTTACTTTATCTAGTAATCCACCTTTACGATTCCACATGTGAGATATAGAATCCATGATTACTACTTCAGCACCATCAGCTATAGCTTCTTCTCTTAATGTCATATAATTGCTTGGTGCAAAACCATCATCAGGTGTTAAATCTACTTTATTAAAGTTAGTTACTTTAATACCTGTATTTAGTTTTATTCCATCAAACAAATCTAGTGATTGATTCTCTGTATCTATTGCATAAATCTTATTCCAATCACTTGCTAAAACTCTAGCAATAGCTAATGCTAATCCTGATTTACCACTACCTTGTAGTCCTTCAATCATGATAGATGCTTTGACTTTTTGTCTTTCGACTTTACGGAACTTATTAATCATTTCCATCCTCCTCCTCTGTATTTCTTGTAGAAGATAAGAATGTTACTTTATCAGCAACTAATGCATTTTGATTATGCACAGATCCTTTGATTCCCATAATGTCTCCGTGTTTACAATATTGTTTCACATGCTCTAAGATAGTATCTGATAAATCTATAAACACTTTGTGTTCTTTATGTGGCTCTTGTGTTTCTGTCCATAATATTGTTATTGTATTACCGTTGATTTCTAATAATCTTCCGATTACTGTAAACATACTTTGCAACATACTCTCCTCCTTTCTTATATATAAAAACCGACTGTTAATAGGACATTAAAAATAACAATCGGTTCTTATCAATATTAATTTAATCATGTTGGTTACCTCCTAAATACTTGATATAGTTATTTATTATATCTATATCATTAGCATTTGCTTTAAGCAATTTATGTATGGATTCTTCATAAGTATCAGCCATAACTAAGTCAATTATAGTATGGCCTATATCTTTTTTATCCTTAGTTGTTGCTACAAATCTATCTTCGGCTTGAAGAATATCACCTACAGGCGGGTATTTATCTGTGAAGATAGCAACACTAGCATTGTCTAGTGTAATACCTTCTTTAGCAGCCTTGATGTTTAGTAGTAACAATTTTATTTTACCACATTGGAAATCGTTTTTCAACTGTTCCCTTTTTATTTTTGTTGTCTCTCCTATAATCATATTAGGACAGTCTAATTCTTTAGATAATAACTTTAACCATTTAGTAAAGTTACTAAATATTAATATTTGTTTATCTGGATAATCTTTTATATATTGTTTTATCCATTCTATTTTAGGTGACTTACCTTTTAATCCTAATACTTCTGGACTCAAACATAATTGTCTTTCTTTTATTAGTTGGTCTAATACATTAACAGCCATAACTTCTTCATCACCTATTTCAAAGTTTGCTTTTAATTCATTAATGTATTCTTTTTGTTCTTTTGTCGGTTGTAATTTAATCATTTCATAATCTTTAGCTGGTAACCATGACATGACCGACGCACGCAAACGGCGTGTGGAAATAGTATTAAGAAACTCTTGAAGTTCTTTATCTTTACCTCTTTGAAAATTTGTAATCTCAATGTATTCTCCATTAGCATTCCATTTAGTTTCTTTTATAAAATAATAATCTATAAATCTCCAGTATCCAGTAAAGATTGTTGGATACAACCAATGAAGTATACTGAATATTTCATACTGTTTATTTTGTGCAGGTGTCCCTGTTAATGCATACTTATTATTTATATAGGACAAACTAAACATAGCTTCTGCTTGTTTAGATTTATGATTCTTTATTCTATGTGCTTCATCTAAAATACAGGCTTCAATATCCTTATGTTTCTTTATAAATGCTAGATCACCTGTAACAGTATACTCACACTTCTCTTTATTATATCTAGTTGTTTCTCTTAAACATTCATAACTAATAACAAGACCTCCTGTTTTCCATGCTGCAATGATGGCTTGTCTTTGTTTAGCATTGCCATCTACTACAACACAAGGAAGTTCAGCCCAGCGTTCACATTCTTCTTTCCATTTATAAATAATTGATGCTGGGCTTACGATTAATACTTTCTTAATTCCTTTTTCTTTTAGAACACGTAAGATAGTTGGTGTCTTACCTGTTCTTTGTTCATTAAAGCAACCTGCATTTTTTCTTGCAGCTAAGAATTTAACATCTTCTATTTGATAAGGTCTTAAATCTTTTTCAGTTGCTGCATCTAATTTATCTAAAACTATTTGTTGTTGTTCATTAATCTTTTTAATTTGTGTTGGTGTTACATTTAATTTGTTCATTAATGTAGTTGTGCATGGGAACACTTCTTCTCCGTTGTGTCTACCCGTTCCTTTAACTTGAAGTTGATTCATCGTTATTCTCAAAGGGGTCAATGCCATCTATAGTCACCACATTTCTAGCATGTTGTTCATGCTCATTTAATGGAATCATTGTATATATAAATACAGGTCCATCTTTCTTTTGTTCAGTTTTAGTTTGGTTAAGCAAAGTATTTAATAACTGTGCTTGTCCTGTGCTCTTAGTTGTTTCAATATCTTTTAACATTATAGCTACTTTAGATTTCTTTAACAAATCTAATTCTTCATTGATATAATTGGCTACTCTAGGATCCATTAAGAATTTCTTCCAAGCTATTGGTGAATCTCCTGAACGATCTGCTAGTTCATAATGATTCATAAACAATGCTTCTTGTCCGATATCATTGAAACTGTTTTGTAAATCTATTAAATCTGTTTCACCTTGTCTAAAATCTATATCTATAATTCTACTAGCCATATTATATCTCCTTGAATTTTTCAATTTGTTCCATGAATTTTATAATAGTTATATATTCTTCATCATTTAATCTAGGTTTAATATCAGGTATTTGGTCTTTGTTATTTTGCATTTCTCTATACAATCTATATTGTGTGTTAGGATGTATTCCTGCTTTATCTCTTATTTGTCTCATAGATAAATTCTTTTTCTTTAATACAATTAACATTTCTTCTTTACTTGGTATTAAAGCTCTGTCTTTTATATATACTTGTTGAATTAATTTATTAATTAGTGTTGGTGTAACACCTGCTAATTGACTAAACATTCCCATTAAGTCTAAGACTTCAACACTTCTGTTATACTTTATCAACAAGTTCTCCACAAAAATACAGAATCGTATTTCGTCTGCTCTCCTTTCAAACCCTGACTTACTTAATAATTTTTCTTGCATAATTCCTCCTATACTACAGAGGGACACTACTAAAATAAAGAGTATCTGCCGAGCGTCCACAGAATTTCAGCACGTTCTGCGGAAATTCTGTGGTGGCATGGCGGGATATTCGTGATGCCCCATTGGTGGGACACTATAGCTTATTAGCTTATAGCTGTATCCATCTGATACAAATATTGTATCATAATTTATACAAATATGCTAGTGTCTTTTATTTTTTAATAATCTTTTGTAGTTCTTTAACTACATTGATATTAAATTTATTATAATAATAGTTTAATAAACCATTATAATAATCTGGTTCAACATTTTGTAACCATGCTAGGTTACCTAATAACCAACGACATTGTTCTTTATCCCAAGTTTCTTTAAACTTGATAAAATAATATACATTGTCTTTGATATATCTTTTTCTTTTATGACCAACTGTTAACTTATTGTCTTTATTTAACATGATACCTAAGTTCCAATTACGTCCTGCATTAGAACCGAATCTAGTTTTAGTTTCATTTAATTCTAATGGACTGTTCATAAATAGATTTTTAATATGTTCAACTATAATATTATAATCAAACTTTTCTTTTGCAGATATAATAATATCATCTGCATATCTTGTATAAATATATCTTTGTTTTAAAATTTTATTTTGTTTAACTAAATTATTTAATAATAAATTTATTTTATAATCATAAGGAATCATTAACCAGTTAGTTAATGCTGGAGATAATGGTGTTCCTTGTGGTAAACCATCATTTAATGTTGCAAACTCTGCTAATCTTTCTAACATTGAATGTGTTTCTTGTGTATTAGCTTGTTGTGCAAATGGATAAATTTGTGAAAGCTGATTAATAATAAATTCTTTATTACAACTTCCAAAAAAATTATGTAAATCAATTTTTAAAAACCATCTTGAATCATTCTTATTATGTTCTTTAACAGCGTCTACTACACTTCTATTTTTTACATACGCAAATGCTGAATCATGTGTATTTAATTTGAATTTATTACGTAACATGTTTGTTACTTCAGTCATTGCTGTTTTCAATTCATCATTAGGTGCATCAATAGTTCTAAGTCCACCAGATTTTTTAGGTATTTTAAATTCATAATACATTTCTGGTATGTCATGTTCTTCTAAAAATTGTTTTAAATAAGCGTTAACATATCTAACATTTTTAAAATAATTTTCAGGAACTTCAAGCTCATGATTCATAGCTGTTCTAGTTATAGTTCTAATAAAAGAACCTGCATCTACTATAACATCAGGTTCTTGGTATTCACCAAATAAACTATCAATTAAATTTAATTGGGCTCTATTATTACCTGGCCCAGTATTTCTTTTTATACTTGTGATATACATTTTCTTTCTCCTTTCTTTTTATTCTTTAATAATACTTTAAAATATGAATGGAGGATGGATCGGGCCGAGACTCAAGGATTCGGAGTATGATTGCTGTTGCCATGTCGTATCCTGAGTGGGTCTTCTAGAAGGTGAGACGTCTGAATGCAGCAATTGCAAGCTTAGCTGGCAGTGCATCGCTGATGTAACTTCTACAGTTTTCATCTTCTCATCCTAACTTCGTGGAACTTTCTCTTTATAGATGAAAGCAAACTTGTTAAAGTTTAATACTATTATTAAAGTGTTACAACAGTATGCTTAAAAGCATCTGTGAATATCATTGTTTTACATTTATTATTTCTAATTAGATTCATAAAATTAGATACAGTAAATGCAGCTGTTGATACAACTGTGCTGGCTACTGACAGTGTCGTGCCACAAGCAGACACGGGAGTAGCATCTTTAGCTTCATCATCTGTAAACTCCATTGAACTAATAAATGTTTTCTTTTGAGTATCATCTGTCCAATCTGCAGCATAACTTTGTGCATCTTCTAATCTCATTCTTGTATCAAACATACCTTTAATCTTTGGATTATCTTTATGCATGTTAGCGATGTTATGTCTTAGTTCTATACTATCTACACATAAAAATACATAACCTGCTAAAGATTGATCTTTATATTCACCGTGTTGTTTTACTTCACATGTTGGATTGATCATATGAATTATTTCTGTTAATGCTTCAGTCTTTTTCATACCTATTTGTGTTCCAAAATATAATTGATTAGTTATATTTTTATCTTCAACTATATCCATATCCCAGATATGAATCTTAGGTATACCTAAACGCACTAATAATTCTACTATTCTTGAACCCATAGCTCCTACACCTATAACATGAACAGGTGCAGTTACGTCATTAATTGGGTCAAAGTATTCTAAAGATTTACTTAGATTCATTTTCAGCCACCTCAACAATGTGAACTAGTTCTTTTAAATCTATTAATGTAAATTCTTTTGTCTTTAATAAACTATGCATAACTGTTGCTAGTGCTGTAAGTATTGCAGCTTTACTACCTGTTACTAGAACACTACCGTGTTCTTTACCACTATCTTTATCATAGTTTACTATTACTTTTTCTTCTTTAAAATCTTTTATAAACTTTCTACTTAACATCTTTCCAATCTTCCTTTCCTTTTAAATCATTTTTATTATACATCTTACTAGAGTTTTTGAATACTACTTTATTACATTGTTTGCTTTCTAATAAATAATAAACATATGCTGGTATGAATTTATTTTTAGGTGCTTCAATGTATAAGATATCTCCTATAATAGCAGCATTACATTCTGCCCTTTTTCTTTTTAGATCCATATTTATTTCTCTCCTTTTCTTTGTGATATAAATTATCCCACCAATCATTATCATCATACATATCTTCATATTCCATATAAGCATAAGGATCGTATTTACGATAATCATTATCAAGTAAAGTTCTTCCATTGTATGGGTCTAGTTTTGTTGCACTTGTATTAGCAATTGTTGGTGTAGGTTTACTAATATTATTTTCTATTTGTTCATCATACCAATTACTCATCATGTTTCCGTTGTCATCTATTAAATGTATTTCTACATCAGTATATAATATATTGTTTGCTACATCATAAAATCTAGTAGTATATTCATTACGTTTATTAGTTATTGTTATGATAAAGAAATCTGTAACTTGTGATAATAATTCTTGATAAAAGTTTTCATCTACACCTGATGGATTTGTTGCCATATTAACGTGTGAGTGTCCATGAAATCTTTTATGATTTACTTGGTCTGTTGTTAATCTCATTTCAAATTCAAACATTCTATCTTCATCTTGTTCACAAGTTGCACCAGATACTGTTTGAGGATATACAACTATGTCTTCTATAACATATGTATTTTCTAATCCTGGCATTTGATTAACAATACCATACCAACCTATTTCTTTATCAAACTTATCAACTAACAAACGCATTTTAATATATGCTTTAGTTGTAATACATATTGTTGGTTCTATTATATTTTGTTGTTCAATAAATTCATCTAATATATCTGCTACATCTACTTTTAATTCTACTTTAGTTGTATTCATAAATGTAGAAGTATCATATTTTTCTAATAGTTTTTGTTTAACTTGTTCTCTTACAGGGTCTAAATTAATTAATTGTTTTTTCATTATAACTCATTCACCTCTAATTCTACAGGTTCTTCTGTTGTTTCTTCTTCTGTTTCTCCTGTTAAATATTCTTTAATTGAATACCATTTATCATCTTTGCATATACATTTGCATTTTGTATACCAACTATGGCCTTCTTCTATTTCCATATTTAACCAATCAAACCATCTACCAATAACAGCACCATCTTTAAAGTTAATTGTTTTACTTGATGCTAAGGCTATATTAATAAACGTTAATAAATCTCCTTCACGCATTGCTTTAATTAGTTGTGGTTTGTAATCACCTAAACAATGGTAGAATTGTAAATGAGGATTAAACATTAAGTTATGATCCATTAACCAATACTCATTTACTGAACCCATATCTCTAAAGTTATTTGTAAAATCAAATACAGCTTGTGTTGCTACCCAAAGTTTAGCATCTTCTTCTACAAATAATTTAATTAATAAATCTTTAGCTAAACAATCTGGTCTACGTTTTAATTGTAATTCTGCTTCTTCAGTATCGAAGAAACTTATTGGAACTTTGAATGTTAATTCAGCACCATTACCTGTTGGGTTAATATCATATACTCCATCTGTAGTTGCTGCTATTTCAAACTCATGTATTATTTCTTCTTTCTCTGAATCATATTTGTCTACTAATATAGATGCTTCTTGTAGTTCTTTTAAATAATGATCATAATTTCTTAAGCAATCATCAATACAATTTTGTGTTTCTCTTACTTTATTTCTTGCTATTTGTCCTCTAGATTCTGCAAGTTTAGTAAATAAAGTTTTATACTTAATAACTTTAATTTTATCTTCATATTTTTGTAATGATTCTAATGCCATGAATGCATTTTGTGGTGCAACATTAGATATTCTTTTTACTTGACTTCTTTGAACTAAACATTTAAAGAAATCCAATTCAAGTGGATCTAGTTCTTCCTTAATATCTGGATATAATACTGGTAATAAACCATAAGCAAGAAAGAAATCAGATGCTTGTTCTGTATCTGGATAAGAAGATAATATTAATAGTATGTGCTTTGCTTTAGATTTAAACACATGATATCTTTGAACGATAGTTGTGTTTTGTCTATCACTTTCTCTAGCACCTACTTGTTCTGCACATTTATTAAATAAAGATTTAATTGCATCATCATCTAATTCTGTGAATAAATCTTTATCAATAAAATCATAAGACTCTGTGTCTATTTGTTCATTAGTTTCTAATAAACCTTTAATAATGTGTATATTCTTTTCATTTAAATTATTAAAACTATTACTTAAATAAGTTTTAATAACTTCTTTTTGATCCTCATCTATATCTGTTGGCACTCTAAAGAAATTTAATTTTAAATCTCTTTCCATCATTCTAATAGGTAAATCTGCATAAGCAATGTTATCATAACTTATGTATCTATTATAACCTTGGAAATTTAAATATCTATTAAAGCTTTGTTCAATGCTTGAAAAGCTTTTAAAGTTCCAATTATATATTTGAGAATATTTATTGCTACGAGCATTAATCTGTAACATATATTTTCACGACCTTTCCACCAGCAAAAAAGGGAAAGTATAGATTTACTCTCCCTAAAATTTGCTGTTTTAACTAAGCATTGTTAGCTTTAACAACTGCAATTAACATACATTTTTCAGTAACATTCATGTCAGATAATGTTTTATCCATATCTCCTGCTTGTAATGTAGCCCCGTCTAACATTACTTGAGCAATAGAATAATCTACTGCATTATCTTCTAAGATTTCTCTTAATGAAGTTGCAGGAGCATAGTTCTTTTCAACTCTTTGTGTAGTTGTTCCTACTATAACTCTTATCATTTGTCCTCCTTATTAGTCTAAGAATTCAACATCTGCTTCGATTTCGTCTGCTGATTCTACATATTCTTTTACTTGTTCTTCGATAGCATTTATTTTAACTAAGATGCTAGTAATGATTGTTTTCATTTTAGCTTTCTTAGCTTCTTCAGTATCAGCATCAACTGCTAATCCTGCTATTGCTTTGCCATCTTTGAAGATTGCACCGTAAGTTGTAATAGAATTACAATCACCTGTTGCAACTTCATATAAAACTTTATCTGATTCTTCATCTTTTAGAATTAATACAGATGGTTTTAAAATGCTTACCCTTTCAATGTTTTCATTAGTTAAAACTTCTGATGTGATGACTACTTTGTCATCTAAAACTTTTGCTTTTGCCATTTGGCTCTTCTCCTTTCATCATATCATATAGATATATCTATATTAATCAATGCTCGGGACACATTGTTAATACCTAATACACACATTGTTGTGCGATAGCAACAACAACAATGTATTACGATTGAATCGATTTAATATTACCTCCATTGTATATTCGCCAATGTTGAGCGTCGTGATAATCTTGGATACTCAAGGCATTCGGGTCAACCTTTATGCTACATACACCTTGTATGCAATTCACGGTTCTAAAGTATCTAGAACACAGCTGCTACTGCCAATAGTGTATTATATAACTAGCAGTTATATGAAAAGACTTTTAGGCATTACATAATACACGCTATCTAATGTAATATAAATCTATTAACTAGCTTTGAAGCTGCTAATAGATTACAGTATACATTAAGTATACTCTAGAAAATACTTTGGGGTTTAGTGACAAGTATTCTCTAGGCTACACTTAATGTGTAACCCGACAAATGATATAACATTGAGAGTGCATAGCTTCTAGTTTATGCACCCTGAAGCATACTATCGAAACTGTTCTTTGAAAACCAGAATATAATCGGAGGATTATACGAAAGATTATAGTATGCTTTAGGCTGCATAAGCAGCTTATTAATTTACTTCTCTATTATATCTTGAACTTTTTCTACAACCTGTTTTAATTCTTCTTTCTTTGCATCAGGTTCTATTTTCTTGATTGCTTTATCTATTTTATTTAACTTATTTTGTTTCTTTTGTATTGCAAATTCTTTTCTTTTTACTTCATTATCTGCTTTTTTAATTTTCTTTTCAGCTTCTATTAAAGTATCGTATCTCTTGTTGGAAATAATGTGAACCATAATAGCCTCCTCTATTTCAGTATATCATATTTAATACATACAATCAAGCAGCCATGAGCAGTGGCTGCACTGACTATAAACTATATGATTCTTTATAAATATAATCTTCAAGATATGTATCATCTCCAAAAGATATTACTTCAAATGGGTTACCTTCTCCAGGTTCTTGTCCAATTATATCTCTAGAATATTCAATTCCATTATCTATATAAAACTTTATATTTGCATACGCTCTAAGCATGTTATCTGTTGATTCATAATCTACATCAATATCATATAATGGTGCAAATGCTCTTAAAAATTGTTCTAAATCATTTGGTATTTCTTGTTTAAAATATTCTAGCATTATACTTGTAGAATCTTTAGCCTTCTTCAATGCTAATTCTTCAAAGTATTCTGCTCGTTTTCCTAAATATGCTTCAAGTATTGGATGTTGTATCTTAATCCATTTATGTTGAGATTGGTCATAATATTTCTGTTCCCAATCTTCTGGAATCATTAAACTGTATTGTTTATCTTCATATAAAATTGTAATTTTACTTTTGTTTTTTCTATACAATAAAGATACAATTTTATCAATTGTGCTTTTATACATAGTATCTAAAATGAATCCTACAGATTCACCGTTTTTAATTACTGGATTTTCATATCCATAATAAACTTCATAACCTTTACCCCTGTAATTCTTTATCTGTTCATTAGATAATTTTACTTCACTGATTATTTTCATTTTTAAACTCCTTCAATATTATTTGAAGAAGCAGAGTATTATAACTCTACTTCTTCTTCTTCAGCTTCTGGTCTATAACTTACATTGTAATAAGTTTCACCATTTCTTTCTGAAGTTACAGCTGTTCTAACAACTGTGATTTGTTTACCTTTAATATGATTTAAAACTTTATCGATATCATAACTATATGATTCATCTTCTTCAGTTCTAAATTTACTTAATGGTAAATCTGTTTGTTCTGCTAATGCACATAAGATTGCAGGTAATACATTACTTCTTGCTGTGTTTTCTGCATCGTAGAATATAACATTACTGAACTCTCTGTCAGAATCTACAACTTTCATTCTTAATGTAATTGTAAATCTACTATCAGTTCCTTTCTTTGTAGCGTCTAGGACTACTACATCTCTTTTACCTAGAATTGGTTTGTTTACTGTTATTTTCATTTTCATCATTCCTTTCTTTTTTTTAAATTACAATAAACTAATTCTTATATAACTAAGAACTTCGCTAGCCGAAGTTCAAAGAGATAAGCTTAAGATTAAGATTAAGATTTACTTAACGAATATTCTTTCTGCCGCAATCTTATAATCTTTTAAACAATATATTTTTTCTGCAAATTCTTTTGCTAATTCGTAAGTTTCAAAAGTATCATAAGGTCCATCATTAGTATATATTACATATACTGTAGAACCTATAATGCCATATCCATATGTCAAACTCATATTTATACTCCTTTCATTTAATTTGATTTTGCTATATCACAAGCACAAAATGCTGTCAAGATTGGAGCGCCCTACTGGACGAACGAGTCTTGATAGCACTAATTTTGTGGTTGTGATATACCTCTCTTTATCTCTTTCGTTTTTCGGGTGTTCAATCTCTTTACTTTCAACCGTAGGGGACTATTACTCAACTCGTTCCCCTCTAAACAATTTATAATGATTACCTCTAGTGCATAAAAAAAGACGAGGATTTTAATCCTCGTCTAAATTATTTAAACCAGAAACAACTTCCATTAATGGAAATACATCCTTGAAAAGTTTATCAAGATAATCATTATAAATTGGTTTAATAGCATCTTTAACTCTGTTGATATCTTCAGGTGTAGCTTTACTCAACATTGCTTCAATATCATCATTAGTTAGATAATACATATAACCATCATCACCATCAAATAATCTGTTAAGATAATTATAATTACTAACCTTTCTGTTGTAATAAACTCTGAACTCATTGATAACGCCAATGTTCACTACTGCCTCCTTATAACTTCTGGTTTTCTTAGTTTCTAAATCTTTCATAATAACCTCCTTGTAAGTTCACTAAAATTAAAGATACGAAACTACTAATATCTTCAAGTGCCACTTACACCAATCACATAACACACATGTCAATAGCATTTGGGATGTAGTAATTACGAAGTAATTGCAAATCCCCGAAGTTTTGGCGACAATAACTAGGACACGACCACTGGATGACGGTATTAGTGTTTTGTAATGAGTAGACGACGATTATTGACGCCAAAAAAATGCTGTTTACATGCGTGACACAATATAAAAAAGTGGCACTTTGTTGTAACAAATTAGGCGGGTCCCATTGCGCCGATTGGCGGTTAGGGGATGCAATGGGCCTAATTTGTGGATGGAATTGCTGTGACACCGACGAATCAATTTCGCCAGTGGCTAAATTGGTTTGGCGGATGGGTTTCGCCAGAGCCGCCCTTGATCCAGCTGGGAAAAGCTGGGCGTGATCCAACGGCGAAACGTTGGTCCGTGGAGGTTTGGAACCTAGGAATGGTTCCAACGGAAATTATTTCGTAAGGAAATGATTTCCGGAAAGATTCTAAGAAAACACAGTGTGTTGTCTTAGTTGACGCTGTGTCAAGAATGTAGAATGACTCCGGGTTTTACATGGCTAGTAACGGGTCATCTCCGGGTAAAAAACCAGGGCTCACCTAACGCTCTACACATACAGTGTCATTCTGCAGTCTTGGCGCACTTCACTTCGATGGCTGCTCTAATGCATTTGCGCCCAGATTCTTCTTCGAGTGCCAGCGAAGTGAAGGTGGGTTGAGAACAAAAACTGTATCAAAATGAGTGATGAGAATGTAAAGTAGAGTGAGAACAAAAAGTGTTCCCAAAAAATTCATATTTTTCTTTTTTGGGAAAAGTAAATTTATAAGCGATGTGGAAAATTGATACAGTTTCTGTTCCTGAATTTGGAATTTTTTGATTTAAGAACAAATATTGTATCAAAATTAATAATCGCAAAAAAAATTTTAAATTACAAAAAAAAGTTTTAAGAGAGACGGAACGCTTTTTGTTCCCAAAAAGGTTCACCAAAAATGTAAAGTTCTCGACACACGCGTCAACAAAATGTAAACTCTAACTACTGGCGGGACTATTACTTCGTTGGGAGCTCTGCGACCTTGTTAATAATTAAGTGGAAGGTCATCACGTTGAAATACCAAGACAAGTATAACTGTTTTAAAAATACATTCTCATCACCCTGGGTAGGGTTTGAAACTAGAGCCAAGGATCCATGTCCTTCATATCCTATATACATACTTGTGTGTGTGCTATTAATATTTTCACATTTCGTTCACTATCTTGAAAAACATGCCCCTGCTTGTTATACTTATCCTAGAAAGGAGGTATACCTATGAATCAACCTGATGCTTTGTTCTTTAACAAAAAGGACAACACATTATGGATTCGTCTTGCACATAAAGTAAAAGTACCAAAAACAGGAGAGTGGGTTGCAGGTGGTACTGCCATTACACTTAAAGATTCAAATAAGAATTATCTAATAGCAGAATCATGGCCTGTGTATGAAGCCGCCAAAGCAAATCAAAGTTTTGTTACTGTTTACTACCAATACGATGCTGCAGGTGATTTCAAACTTATGATCACTCCTGCAGTTGATGACAGTAATATGATACTAGTCAGCACTTATAACCAAAAAGGCGCTGCTGATATGTGTGCTGGTCTTTCAACTACAGTTGGTGATTGGGAAAATTTTATACAAGAAGAATCTGATGAAGACCAAGGTGGAGATGACAACAGTCCTAAATAGACCTTGACTTATCCTTTCGGTAAGGTTTATAATTAATATGTCAGTAACACAACTACTGACAAATCTGTTGGTTCTTCCATGCTTGGGAGAGTGAGAGATGCGTATTGCGTCTCTCTTTTTTATGTGTTATACTTAACCTAAAGGAGGAACAAACATGAAAATAGAATTAACTAAAGACGACAAAGCTATTGCTGTTATGCTTGCAGAAGGTGATAAAGCCAATGTTTTAGTTACACCTCAAACAACTTTTACAGAAGCACTTCAGTTATTATCTACAGCTACACTACATGTATTGAATAGTTATACTATTGCAGCTGCTGGACAATTATCTGAGAAACCTACTAAAGAAGAATCAGCAAAGTTTGTTGCAGTTAAGAAACAAATTTACCAAGCATATAACGAAGCTGCGTCTTCTATTTTAGAGTTATACGCACCTGAGTTTGAACTTAGACCAGATTTAACTACTGAAGCTATTCAAAGAGCAGAAGAAGAATTAATTAACGAAAAGTTCAATAAGTTAAATAGAGAACAAAGAAGATCTAAGAACAAAATTGTTAAGGAAGCTAGAAAGAAAATTAAAGAAGGTGAGTAGATGAGGTGCCCAAGATGCGGATCTGTATTAAAACAAACTACATCTATTTCAGGTGCGCCATCTACAGATTGGCTAGAGTGTTCTAATAAGGTCTGTAATACATACGTAGATACATATCATCCTATGGAGCATCAAGCTAGTGTTCACAATGACACACATAGAATCATTGGAAACTTTGGATCTTACGGAACAGGTAAAACTAAAACATCTGAGAAAGAACTAGAGAAACATATTTTTATTACACCGAATGCCAACATCTTAGTTGGTGCTAATGTTAGTTCTCAGTATGAACAAACTATACTCCGTGACTTTGAAAAGAGTTTTCCAGAAGCATTTTTAAAGAATCGAAATGTTCAAAAACAATATTTAGATTTCATTAATGATGCTCGTCTTATGTTACGTCCATTCGATGATCCAGACAAACTAAGGTCTAACAACTATTCTTTAGTTATTATGCTTGAAGCATCAGAGATCCAAGCTGAAGCATTCCATCAGTTGAAGACACGTTTACGTAATAAAGCTGCTTCACTGTATGATCCTAATACACACACTACTTGGGATTGGCGTAAGTTAATCTGTGAATCCAACCCAGACTCTGGATGGATTAGGTCTGATGTATTACTTGTATCTGATGACATTATTCAGCATGGAAGATTTTGTAATGAGAAGTATGAACAGATTGAGACAGATATTGATCCTAATATTTCAACACATGTAGCATCTACAGATGTTAATACGTTTTTACCTGATGACTATATTGAAGTTAACTCAAAAGGTAAACCAGATTGGTGGATTAAAAGATTTATTTATGGAAGCTTTCAATTTGCTGAAGGTCTTGTTTATCCAAGTTATGCAAACTGTATTGTGCCTACGCCTAAGGATTTTAAATTACTACCTAAGTGGAAGGTTATTGCAGCACATGACTACGGTCTTCAAGATCCATCTACATTCTTGTTTGGTTACATTGATCAAGAACGTGGAAAACTAGTTATATATAAAGACGTAAGAACTAATGACACGTCTGTTCAAGATCTTGCGGATTTATTTAAAGCAGAAGCTAAAGATGTTCAGATTGGACAATGGTACACAACTCCAATTATTGACCCTAAAAATAATAAGAGAGATTATGATAAGAAAGATCTTATTACCCACTATCAAGAATATGGAGTTAGTTTTCAACCAGGGTATGTTAATAAAGAAGCAAGATTGTTTAGATTGAGTGACTACTTTGAGCAAGGTAGAATTGAAATCTTTGATTGTTGTACATATCTTATTAAGGAACTTAAAGATTATAAATTCAAACCACGTTCATTGGATGACAAGACTAATGCAAAAGATGAGCCTGTTGATAAGAACGATCACTCTATCTGTGCACTTGAATGGATAGTCATGGAACTTCCTGCAGATCCTAAACGTTTATATTTAGATGCGTATGATGCTAAAGGAAGAAGTATCGAAGAAAAAATAAAGAAACAGAATTACGGGGGATGGCAATTAGGAGATCCAGAAGTTGAAGAGCTCGATTCAGCATTTGGAATAGAAGGAGGAGATTTATATGGATAATTTAATATTTTTCATTACAGGTCTTGCGCTTGGTATGATCGTTTGGCGCGCCTTAACTAGAAAGACAATCACATTTACATTCAATCACATTCATAAAAATGTTTATGAAAAAGTTCCTGAGAATGAAATGATTGATATGTCTAAAGTTATGGATGACACAAAACAACAAGATGAAGATAAAACATATGATGAAATGGGTAAAGCATTACAAGACATTAATGAAGAAATCTCTGATATTATGGGAGGTAGTGATAGAGTATGACAAATAAAAACAAAGATATTTATGGAGAATATTTACTACCTGATTCATTAAAATTATCAGATGTTCAAAAAAGAATTAAAGACACTAACTCACATTACAATAAAGTAAATGCGAGAATGCGTATATTAGACGGGGCAGATAGAGGTAGAGTTTGGGATGTAATTAGAGCTAAATTTCCACACTATCAACTAACACCAGACACAAACTGGGTTAACTATATCAAGGATAATCTTGTTGCATCTATATATACAACAGGTAGATACGGTACTTTAACTCCAAAATCTCAAGATGATATTCAACTTTGTGTTGAATTTAATGCTGCTATGAGTACAATTTGGGATAATATAAGAGCAGAGTACTATCAATTATTAGCTGGAGAGCGTGCAGCACTACTTAATTTAGGTATAACTATGGTTGGATGGAATGAAAAAATCATAGGTGGAACTAAAAATTATTGGTATAAAGGAGATATTATCTTCAAAAATGTAGACCCAATGAAATTTAGACGTGATCCATACGCTGATGAATTTGATAATGCAGAATTTTGTTATTATTTTGACGACTTTGCACTACCTATTATTTGTTCTAAAGACATTTATAAAGATAGAATTAAAGAATTAAAGAAAGCTTTGGGGGAAAAGTTGGATGTTCAACATGCTGATGACATCATTCCAGCTGAAACAGACCGTAGACAAAAGGATGTTGATGATAAAGGATATCATAGAATCACATATTATTATCAAATTTATACCGCGGATACTGATGAAGGCTACAAAATTGCAGAAATCCATCTATTAGATGACATATATGTTCTATATTGTAACCAAGATTTGAAACCAAGAATGTTCCCATTTGCATTATTATACTGTAATTTACCTGCAGGAGACTTAGTTGGAGCTTCTGAACCAGCAAAAATCTTTGGAAATTACATAACTTATGACTTACTTAATTCAATTTATGCAACTTATGCTTATAAAGCACAACGTCCACCAAGATTTGTTAATACACAATCAGGAATTAATCTAAGACAATTCGCAAAATATGGTAATGATGCTGATAAAACATTCCCAGTTAACGGAGATGCTAGAGCTGCGGTACATTATGCAGAGTTTCCACAACTTCCACCTGAACTTTTAACAGTAAAACAAGGTATTGGAACTGATATTCAACTAGCTTCAGGCATAGATGCTATGTATGCTGGTAAAGATACAGGTTCAATTCAAACTACAGGTGGTATGGACTCACTTCAAGCAGCTACAACACAAAGGGACAATACTAAAATTGCACTTTATGAACAATATACTAGACGTTTAACTGAACTTGTAGTTAATAATCTTGTACAATTTGGTGATAAACGTACTTATACAGTCAAAGATCCTATAACTCAACAAGTAAAAACAGTTACATTTGACTTCCCAGAGATCGATGACGACATTAGATTTAGATATGATGTAGATATTCAAGCTTATCTACCTAGAAGTAAGGCTAGATTATCTATGGCTGCTAATATGTTGCTTGAAAAACAAGCACAATACAAACCAAATCCAGAAATTATTACTACTGAAGAGTGGTTATTAATGCAAGATATACCATTTAGTGACCTTATATTCAAACGTATGGGTATTCAACGTAATACTCGTATTACTGAACAAGTTGCTAAGACACTTGAAATGTTTGCAGACCTTGTTGATTCAGGAATGGATCCTAATGCTGCAGTAGATCAAGTTGCACAAGCATTACAAAATGAACAAAACCCAGGAATGTTGGGTAATGTTGCTGGAGCTGGTATAGAACAACCACTTCCAATGGAAGCTGGTACACCACAAGCTGCACAAATGGGGGTTAATGGCCAAGACTTTGCGCCAGAAAACTTAGATATACAAGGAGGTGCTGATTATGGCATGTAAAAAAGGTAAAGGTAAAAAGAGAAGTCAATACTAAGTATTGACTTTTTTATTTTTGTATCTTATACTTTAAGTAGATAGGCATAGGCTTCTACCAGCCATAAATGGTATGTAGTCTATCTACCTCTGTGAACTCGGCAATCACATAAGATAGGAGGAATATAAATGCCAGAAAATATCGACGGTCTACTAAGTTCATTCGGTATTGACCCTAACTCAGGCACTCAAACTGAAACAACTGCAGAAGACAATAGTACAGATGCTGAAACAACTGAAACGGAAACTGCAGAACCAGAAGCAGATAATACAGAATCATCTGAATCATCTGAATCTGAAAAAGCAACTGAAACAGAAACTCAGAATAATGTACAAACTCAGTTAGAAAATGAAAATGCGAATAGAGCATTTGCAGCAATGCGAGCTGAGAATTCAAAGTATAAAAAATTGTTGAATACTCTTATGCGTGGTTCTAATTTTAATGGTGATGAACAAGCGTTTATAGATTTATTAACTAATGAATCTTATAAACAACAAGCCAAACTACAAGGTATGGCTGCTAATCCAGAACTTCTTAAAAAGATGGATCAACAAGAAGAACAAATCAGACAATTAACAGAGAGTCAAAGAGACCAAGCTTTAATGATTGGTTTAAAAACTCTTCAACAAAATCACAACCTTACTGGGAAAGAGGTTGAGATGTTCGTGCAACGTGCGATAGAAAATAGGATTGATCTATTAGCACCTGGTGTTAACTTTGATACACTGTATAAAGGAATGTTCTTTGATGATATTGTTAAAAAACAAATTGAAGAGGAACGCCAAAAGTGGATCAAACAATCTAATAAGTCTGCGAACGCTGCAACTCCTGATGGAAAGTCAGGAAAACAAGACCCAGCCAAAACGGATGTTAAAACAATGACCGAGTTAAACAGCCTATTAAATACTGTTTCCAAAGATTTGTCCAAGTAGGAAACCAACAAAGTTATAGGAGGTAGATATTTATGTTAAATGCTTTAAATCCAGTAGCTGATATTAACAGTTACATTGAATATTTCACTAATCATGGTTACGCAATTAGACCAGAATTATTCTACGATAAGCAATTATTAGATACTATCCGTTTAGATGAAAAACACTTCGTGTTTTACAGATTAGCAAAAACTACACCAATTCAAGGTAATGCTGAAAAATTACAAATCAGAAGATGGGCACCACTTCAAGCTCACACTGTACCACTAGATGAAGGAGTTCCTCCATTCAGTGATAAAGGTTCAATGGAGAAATATGAAATCGGTACATTCCAATATGGTAGATATATGGAATTCACTGATAAAGTTGACTTCAATGTAATCGATCCTGTAATTGCACACTACACTCAAGAATATGCTATCGTTGCTATGGAGACTTTAGACTTATTAGCAAGAGATGCATTAGTTACTGTAGCTAGTTCATTCTATGCAGGACAAGTTGAAAGTTTTGAAGACTTAACTATCGAAAGTGTTCCATCATTAGAAGACTTAAGAGTTATCGTATTAAGCATGAAGAAACAATTAGTTAAACCAATTGGTTCTAGATATCATGTAATAGGTACTCCAGATTTCTATTTTGATATGATTAATGATCCACTAGTTCAAAAATATATGACTATTAATCAAACTACTAAAGGATTCTTCGATGATATGGGACCTATTCCAGCAATGTTTGGAATGGAATTCTATGAAACAATGCATGTTGACAACAGTGGTGAATTCCACGGAATTGTTAATGGCACTGAAGATGACTACTTATTAGTAGGTAGAGATAATAATGGAACTATGGAATATGCTGTAGCAGACGCAACAACTTATAAAAAAGCTGTTGTAGATGCTCTAGGTAATCCAGACAATTATGTTAGAGATTCTAGAACAGGACAAAAAGCTTCTTATATTCCTAACTTAAAAGCTTGGGATTTAGATGCTTTCAATACTGATAAGAGCGCTACAGCTAATCCATTTGTAGAAATTAAAGTTGACAGAATTTTTGTTCTTGGTGCTGATTGCTTAACAAGAACTGAAATCGCTGGACAAGGAAATGCTAAGATGTATGTTAAAGCCTTAGGATCTGCTGGTGTATTAGACCCTATTGATCAAAGACAATCTATCGGATTTAAAATTAACAGTGTAGGATTCGGATCTACAAGACCTGAAGCTGTAGCTATCTACTACTGTGTACCTACACAATTAAATGCAGACTTTAACTAGTCTGTTTAGATAGGAGGAAACATAATGGCTAATAAAAAGACAATCGATGAATTCGTTGAAGATATTACTGCAGAAGTTACTAATACTAACACTGGTGTTAAAAATGTTGAAGAAAATAAACATTCAGCAAAATACGCACGTACTGAAATGAAACGTAAAAGTTTAGTTTCAAAGTATCGTGAAGAACCAAAATTTCCTGTAAGTATATCACCATTTTACGCACCTTATCTTGGTAAGGTTGTTCGTCAAATTGTCAACGGTATCGTTGTTGATATACCTGCTGATGGCAAGACATACATGGTCAATAAGACACACGCATCTCACATTCTTACTAAAATAAGAAGGGTTGATGCTATGATTGCTAGACAGCAAAGAGCAGGAGATATTCAAAATAATTTTGAATACTCACCTGGTCAACTACATCTATAACAATACGGCAGGGGGAAACCCCTGCCTATTTTTATTTTAAGGAGGTAATTATGTTATTAAAGAAATTAGTTGATACTGTAAACAGAACATATATTGTATCAGATTACTTAAGAGCTCCTGATATCTATTATTATATGGACAGAGTTATTGATGATATTAATTCAAACTTACAAGCAAACTATCCTACTATTTCTGATTGGGATGAATTTGTAGAAAAATGGAATAAAAAATTTCCAAACCATCCTAAAGACAGAACTAATTATGATGTAATACCTGATAAGTATCTAAGAACTGTAGTAGCTCTTGGCACTGCTTTGTATTACTATAATAATGATGAAGAAGGAGAACAAATTGCTGTAGATTATTTACAAAGATATAATCAAAATATGTTCCTTATGATAAGAGATTATCACATGTTAGTACCACCTATGTTCCAAAATAACTTTGGTGGATTTATAGACTTCTCTTATAATAGAGAACGTGGTCCTATAGGACTACATCCGAGAGGCGTGGTAATGCATGGCGACAACACAAGAATTCTATAGATTACGTGGTAGAAACGTTCGTTTCTCTACTAAATTAAATACTATGTCTAATGGTATGTATCTAACAGAACAGTTAATTCCTGAAGGATATGCTAAAGTAATGGTTAATTATGATATAGATGACACGGGTTCTAATATTAGAAATCGTGAAGGCCGTGAATTACTTAATGAATTAACTTATGAAGGTTCTCATAAGTTCGGGCCTATGCATATTACAGATTATCTTTATGCATATAATGAAGCAGGAAATGAAGTTGAATCAATTAAAGATGTCCTTACAACTTTTGGTGATTATGCATCTGTAGAAGAGTATACAGGCGCAATTGATTCTGCACCTAAACAAAAAATGTATATTAGTAAAGCAGACATAACAACAGATACTAGTGTTTATGCTGATGACGACTCCGTAATAGAACAAGGAATAGTGACTACTAAACTATATGATAATGTTTGGACGTTATACTGTGACCGTGGTTCTGAAATATTTAATAAAGTACCTAATACTGATTTAGGTTTTGTATCTGCAAGAACTATTAAAAACGCTTATGCTTTTGATAAACAAATTATTAATGATTTAGGTAAACCAATATATACTGTTATGGACAATGAAATATATGCATTTACAGGTGATGTAATACGTGCGTCAATACATCCTGCCCAAATAGAACGTAGTACATTAACTAACATGCCAGACCCAAGTCTAACTAAGATCATGTTAAAAAAGACTAATCTAGGTTATGAATTACGTAGACAAGTTTTAGAACCAAGGTCTTTAAATGCAGCAGAAGCATCTGTTAGTGGTTTCAATATTTTATCAGAGTCTCCATTTGTATTTGAAGACATTCCTGGTGGCAGCCCAAATATTTATGGATTAGTATTCTATAAAATGGATCTTCCAGACATACCAACATTAAATCCACCAATAGGTGTTCCACATACAATGCGTATTTATTATCAATATCGTAATGATCAAACATTAATGCAATGGAAATTAGAACAAAAAGATGCTGATACTACTAATGCTTTCGATACTATTGTTGATTGGACTGATGCTCCTAATGATGTCGGTTTTAACGGTGGTACTCCAATTACATATGTTTTATCAATGCCTTATGCTCATACAGAATTCAGAATTACTTTACGTGAAAAAGATAATGTTGCAACAGAAACTACATTAACACGTATTATAGACTCTACTGTTACAAACCCATTAGAGTTTAAAGAATATGATTTAACAACTGCTAAAGGAATGATTAATTGGCAAGGTTGTATTGGTGTATATGGAGTAGACAGCGCACCTAACTCTATTTTCTTTTCAGATGTTGGTGACCCAACTTACTTCCCATTCCCATATAATGTTATTACATTAAACAATGAAATACTTGCTGTTCATAGATATTTAGATATGCTTTTAGTTATAACTACAGATGGCGTTTGGTTATTAAAACCAGGAACAACGTTATTACAAACAACTCAAAAACAAATATTATCAAATGTATTTATTCCAGAATTAGATGCTATTAATACAGTTATTCTAAAAGATCAAATATTCTTTAAAACAGATACACGTTTCTATGTACTTAAACCAAATGCATACACATCTGATGCATCAGATTTAAAGAATTTTGATAACTCAACAGCAATAGCAAACTATACTACAAAATTTACTAAAGAGACTTTAAATATATTAAATAAAGTATATAGACCTATTACTGAAATGCAATCAAAATTATGGAGACAACGTGTTAAATTTACTGATTTTGATGTATTAGATACACAAAGTGTTATTAAATACTCAGATGTACATTATGTCTATACTATTGTACCGAAGATTACTGCTACTATAAAAGTAGACGGTGTTGATACAGAAGTTACAGAAACATATGGTAGACTTAATTTACACATAGTATATGATACTGTTACTAGAAGTTTTAGATTATATACAATAGGCATCGGTGAAGATGATGTAGCACACAGTGCGTTGTTATATCGTAATAAACAATCTGGTGTATATTATGAAATAATTGCACGTAACGGACTTGATATAGCGTCTGTCGGTGTTGTTAAAAAATCTAGAGATATAGTTACAGATAATATACAGTTATTAAATAAAGATTTAACACCTTATTATAATAATTATCAATTTGTTGATACAGGACATGTAGCATTAGATGATACATATCTTAAACGTTTCAGAGAAGTACAATTTAATTTAATAAACAAAGAACATACTATTAATAAGTTCTACTCTGATTTCAAAGTAGATGGACGTTTAAGAATTTCATCTACAGAATATGAAGTAAATCAAATAACAGATACAGATGATCCTGATTATGGATTGACATATGTTGTGCCAACTTCTAGTGAAAACTTAATGCTGTATGGTGATACATCATTAGATTGTGAAGACATCGAAGTTCCACAATATTGGCAACTAGATTTATCTAAGTTCCCAAATTTAACAGTAACAACTGTAAGACTACGTACTCTTGGAAAAGGAAGACGTGGTTCATTAGAATTATTAAATATCTCACTAAAGAAATTTGACTTAAGTTCAATGGTGTGGGTATATAGAATAATGAATGTAAGATAGGAGGAGATTATATGTTACATTACATACCAAAATATGTTAGACAAGATTCAGATATGGAGTATGGAGATTTAGTTACTCATGAAAATTATAATGAAAAATTAAATCTTAATACTACACAAGGTGACTATAACACTGAGGTTTTAGAAAAACTTTTAAATGGAACCTTAGAAGAAGAAACATATCATATACCTTATTTAGATGCAGCTCTTGCAGTACACACAGAAGATCTTGCTGGTATCCATGAACATTTAGACACTTATGATGACACTATAGCAGGTGTTGTTGAAGATCAAACTGCATTACAAAACCAAATAAATGATGTAATATCTGGTAGTACTGTTGTTAATCATGCAACTATGGCTGATAGAATTACAGGTGCAACAACTGCTGCTAATAACACTTATTACGGTAAAGATGATAATGGAGTGCTAGGCTTTATAAATTTACCAGAATTTATATATGCTATACCAGTAGAAGATACATCAGTTGATGTAGATGGTGTTTACTTTTTACCACAATTAAATTCTGTAACAGAAGCTATGTTAACACCAGATGTTAGAGATAAATTAAATAGAACTAACTTAACTGATTATGATTTATTAGATAACAGACCATCTATTAATTCTGTCTTATTAACAGGTGATAAAACGTTGGCTCAATTAGGTATACAACCTGCTGGAGATTATGCAACAAGTACAGGCGTAACAGCAGCCCTTACAAATTACTATACTAAATCACAAACAGATACTCAAATAAGTAATGCACTAAATGGTAATGCAACACAAACGTGGGTTACAACACAACTAGCTGGATATGTTACTAAAAATAATAATCAGTCATACAATGACACGGTTGTTAAATCTAATAATGCTGCTAGAGTTACAGTAGGTTCTGTATGGAATAGTACACTTTACGGTGCTGCTAAAACAGGTGACATTCTTATAACTGTATAGGAGGTGCACAATGGGAAGATACGACAAAATACGAGTGTATGATGGGAGCCAATGGCGTACTCCAACACAAATAAAAGTATATCATAATGGCTGGCAAGATCTTGATACTGCTACTAGTTATAGCACTAAACCATTATATGTGTATGATTCCGATCTTAACTTAAAAAGAGTAACGTTAAATCGACGTGATTATACTACAGTTGTGGACCAATACACTGTAGGACAGTTTACATTAAAACCTGCAAGTGGTTATTGTTATGCTACGAATAGTAATAATGTTGGTAAGTTTCCTTGGGATTTGAATGTAACAATTAGAAAAACGCAAGCTGAGGAACAACAAATATTCTGGTGTGGCACAAAAACAAGTGGTTCTTATATCCGTGTACGTTGGCTCGCTAATGGTAAAATTAGTGTAGACAATAGATGGGATGGCAATAGTGTAGATACAGTTACAACGCCTGATGCAGTTTCTATTAATACATGGCATACTTTACGTGTGTATACTCCAAAAGGATCAAGTACAGTTCAAATATGGGTTGATGGTGTTAAAGTTGCAACGGGAACTCTTAATAACTTTTTTCAAATAATTAATGCAACAACAAAAGTTGGAGACACTTATATAAACTTTAAAAATAATTTTAAAGCAGCTGGTTGTAAGTATTCTAATAAAGCATATACTTGTGAGTTTAATGCATCAACTGCAAATGGTACGGGTTCAAACACTGCTGATTATCAAAATGTCACACACTATGCAGAAACACAATCTCATACTGTTTATGAATAATATAGTAATTAATTAAAAAATATGATATAGTAAAATTAGAAATAAAAGGAGGATAAGTCAATGACACAAATTCCAATTAAACTATTAAAAGATAAAACTCAAAGACCTTTTATACCTTATGTGCCTGCAGAAGCCATAACAGTTAATGGAACCAATTATATGCTTGGTGATCCTGAAGGACTTCTTGAGTTATTAAAAGTTGTGCCACAATATAACGCAAACAAAGAACAAATCTTTGAACAAAATAATGGCGTATTACGTTGGGTTGATAAGACAATTATTCCTACTAGAACAAGTCAATTAACTAATGATAGTAATTTTCCAGTAGATGCAAATTATGTACATACGGATAATAACTACACAAGTACAGATAAAAATAAATTAGCAGGAATCGCTGCTGGTGCTGAAGTAAATGTTCAATCAGACTGGAATGAAACAAATACTGCATCAGATGCTTACATTAAAAACAAACCAATAGTCCCAACAAAAATTAGTGATTTAATAAATGATAGCACCTTTGAAGATGCTAATAATAAGACAACTAGTGTATCTAAAAATAGTACAGATACAGAATATCCAAGTGCTAAAGCTGTTTATGATTATGTTTATAATCATGCAGCTCCTGCTTATTTAGGTGCTATTACAGAATTCAACACTCAAGCAAAAGCGTTAGACATAACAGATTTAAAACCTGGTTTATATTTATTATATGGTGACTACTATAACGCTGGTGAGAATCTTTATATTAAATATAAATTTAATAATAACTATGTGTATGGTCATAAAATGTTTATGCAAATACATTTTGTTAACCACCAATTGTGTTTAAAAATAAATGAAATAGACACGCCTACTGTTGGTGATTTCTTAGGTTCAATAAGTTATTCAGAAATAACAGACGGTGGTAGCAGTGATGCAAATACAATACCAATTGAACTAAATACAAACAGTATTAGTTTTAATGCAGGTGTGAATCAAGGATTTACTGCTGTTAAAACAACAGATGATCAAGCTATTGGAGGTTTAAAAACATTCAGTATTGCTCCACGTAGTCTTGCTGCTCCTTTAGTTAACACTGATTTAGCTAATAAAGAATATGTTGACTCTGTTGCAGGTGGTGGTAGTAATTATGTTGTATTAACTTATAACGGTGTTGATAACGCAGCTAATAGAGCAACTGTACAAACATATTATGATAATAATAGAAATGGTATTCCTACAGTTTTACTACTTGTTACTGACGAAAACACACCTATGCCAACAGATGCTAATGTACATAATAGTATTATCGTACCGATGTCTTTAGATGATTCTAGTGCAACATTCCCTGAAAATAGTAGAGCATGTATGATAGGTTTTGTTTCTACATTAGATTGGGGACGTCCATTATATGCAAAACAACTTATTAGAATGTCTGGAGGCACTGTTCAACAATTATACAATATACAATGGCCAACACCAACATATATGGAATTTGAACTATGGTATCAAAAATCTGGATTAACAGCATATAGCACATCTTCTACATATAATGTTGGAGATTATGTTTATAATGCTGGTGGTTTAGGTTTAACTATATATAAATGTAATACAGCTATTAGTACACCAGAAGCATGGAATGCAAATCATTGGACAGAAAAAACTTATTTAGAATATTTACAAGATGTAATTGTAAATAATGCGTTAGGAGGTAGTTACTAATGGCAAGAACAGATACTTTAAATAATTTCTTAACAGATGTAGCAGATGCTATCAGAACAAAAACTGGTAGCACTGCTTCAATCACTGCTTCTGATTTTGATACAGAAATTGAAAACATTCCAACAAGTGGAGGAAGTCCAACAGATTACTTTAATGGGGATTATGCAAATAGTACAGATGTAGAACAAAATTTTTTCTTTCGTAAACATTATGTAAAGCCTGTTAATAATTTTCCAGATATTGACTGTGCCGGTAAAACAACATTAGTTAGCTTTTTTGAAAATTGTAAATGGGCTAAAATTCCTAGATTAAAAAACACAAGTTCTGTTACAGACATGTCTAGTTTATTTAGTAATTGTAGTTATTTAGAAACTGTTGATTTATCTTTAATGGACACTTCAAATGTAACAGGTACTGGTTTAGTAAATCTGTTTAATTATTGTGCTGCATTAACATCTATTGATCTATCCTCATTTGATTTCCAACAAGTAACTTCTTTTGCTGGTATGTTTACAGGTTGTCAAAATGCAGTAATCAATTTAGGCACTAACAGTAGCCCAAATTTAACAAATATAGCTAGTATGTTTGCTGCAGCATGCACAAGAACAGGTTCAAGTACCAATCTTGATTTATCTCATTTAGACTTATCACATGTTACAAATGCATCATCTGCATTTTCAAACTCAAGTAACTATGATAATATACAATCAATTACATTTCCAACAGTAGCAAGTGGGCGTTTCTTTAGTAATGCTTTAACAAATATGAATTCAATGTTCTATGGACGTCAAGGATTACAATCCATTCCTTTAAGTGATTTTGATACGTCTAATGTAATAGATTTTCGTGATGCTTTTAGAGGATGTACACAAGCTAATTTTGGTACTAATCCAACTATGAGTGTAAAATCAAGTACCTCAGCACAAGCAACATTTTTAAACTGTAATGAGTTATCTAATTTAACATTAATAGATATACCTAGAACATTTTATTTAATAAACTTTTGTGCAGGTGCTTTTAAACCACAAGATCCTAATGCTGTTACAACACTTAAATTAATAGGAGCACAAGATGCTACAGGTTCTGATGTGTATGTACAACAAAGTAACTTTACATATTTAGGTGGACATGCAGAACATGTTTTTGAAGGGGACCATATTAATTTAATTCTTGCAAGTACAAGTACATCTGGTTCTTATTTAGTATTTAGAAACTGTCGTGCAAACAAATTCACATTTAAAAACTTTAATATTAAACAACTTAATATGTTAGGATATCAAGCATATGTTGTTGAGTGGAATTTTGATAATTGTGATTTTTCAAATTGTACACAGTTCTATAGAACCTTTTATAGCTTAGGTACTGATTGTAAAAGAATAAAATTACCTGGATTAACAGGTCTTAATGGCACATTTACAAACTTTATAACTAATGCCTACGGTTTAGAGTTGTTGGATATTCGTGATTTCTTATTTTCACAAGGAGCAGCAACAAGTATTTTTGATCAAAGCACTACTAACATCCCATCAGGATGCACAATAGTTGTTAAAGATACAACAGAAAAAACAGCATTTACAACTGCTCTACCAACATATACTAATGTTATGACCGTTGCTGAATACGAAGCACAATAAAAGGAGGTACTGTTATGGAACATGAAATAGATGAAATAAATAGAAGACTTGATAAGCTTGAGAACATATTCGATACAGTTAATAACTTAACTGTACAAATAGAAAAGCTTGCACTTGAAACTAAATTTATGAGAGAAGATTATAATGATCTTAGTTCCCGTGTATTCAGTTTAGAACAGAAACCTGTTAAAAGATATGATAGTGCTATTACAACGGTTATTACTACACTTATAGGCGCTATTGTTGGTGCTCTTGTAGCACTAGTAATTAAGAAATAAAATGTATATAATACATATAAAAACTAAATACAATGTTATACACTGGGAAGTTGAAGATTATCATGATCCAAAAGTACAGGAGGTTTTGGACCAACCTTATGTGCTTGAAGTATATATCGAGCAACATAAAGAAAAGGAGTTAAAATATGAAAAAAGCATGGCAAGACGTTAAGTCATTTGTAACTATTATATTTGCAATAGCATTTGTAATTTTTACATTTATGAAAATTATAACAGGAGAGCAATTTTATAGCATATTCCAAATTATAATTGCTTTCTATTTTGGTACTCAATACCAAAAAATGGTAACTAAATTAGAAGATAAGGAGGGAGAATAATATGGAAGATGAAGAAATGATCGGAGAAGAATTCGATGAATCTATTATCTGGGATGGCCCAGCTCTACATGATGAAAGTGAAGCAATCGAAGGAACATTAGAAGAAGATAAGGATGTGATATTTGATGAAATTAGCGAGTAAAGCATTTAGAAGAACCGACTGGTATGTAACATCTCCTTATGGTAAACGTAAGGACCCAATCACTGGAAAGGTTGCTACACACTGGGGAACAGATTATGGTACTCATTGTAAAAATTGGGCATTGTATGCTATTGAAGATGGGTATGTTCAAATGGTTGTAACAGGTCAAAACAAATCTAAAACAGGATATGGTAACTACATATGGATTAGATATCCTAGAATAGATAGAAGTATTATGTATGCTCACATGAGTGACGTAACTGTTAAAAAAGGAGACAAAGTAAAAGAAGGTACATTGGTTGGCCATGTAGGTTCAACAGGTAAAAGTACTGGTCCACATTTACATATGGGTATGACTAAAATTGGAAGCAACACTTGGTTAAATCCACATGCTTATGATTATGAAGAACCAAAACCAGAACCAAAACCAGAACCAAAACCAGAACCAAAACCAGAACCAAAACCAACTCCTACACCTACTGCATTAAAAGTGGGAGACAAAGTTAGAATCGCTGGCACAGGACGTGCTTCATCATACGGTACTGGAGCTAAAGCAGGTGGTATTGGCTGGGTCAGAGTTATTAAAAAGATATGGACAGGAAGACCTTACCCATACCAAGTAGGTAATGACACAGGTACTACAGGATTCTATAAAGCGAACGCTCTTAAAAAGTTATAGGAAGGGGGGTTTATAAATGGCTAAAGGTGTAAAATTCGGTGGTGGTATAGATACTGACTACTGGAATAAACAAATTAAAAATGTTAAAACTAAAGAAGATGCACGTAATCTATTGTATAACATTATGGATGCATCAACAGCTGGTCTTTTTAATATAGGTATAACAAGCAATGATCAAAAGAATATCGTTGGTCTTATAAAGAACTTAGGTAAAAAAGCTGGAGTAGATACTTCAAATATTGAAGCCTACTGGGATCCCAAAGTTGATTTAAAAAGTAAGAACGTAGACACTATTATGTCTAACAGTTTACGTCTATGGGATAAACAAGTTGAAGCTCAAACAAAAAAAGAATCAGAAGTAAAAGCACAGCAACAAAAAGATAAAGCTACAACAGACAAAATTAATGATGTTATAAATGGTGCGACAAAAGCTATTAAAAATGCTGCTAGAAATATAGGTGGATCAGGTGGTTCAGGTGGTTCAAAAGGTAATGATCGTTATTATCAGAACCAACTTAAAGAATTAAAAAAAGAAATAGATGCATTAAAGAAACCAAAAGTATGGTCAGCACAAGAGCTTGCAGAATTGTATGGTATTACAGACCAATACAACATGGCAAATATTGAAAAACAATATAACGACGCTACAAATCAATACTATGATGATGCTATAAAACAACAAGAACAATATAATGAAGATGCTAATTTTACAGCAGCATCATATGCAAACAATCTTATACGTAAGTATGTTGATAGCTATAAAGCTCAAGCACCAACTGCTGTTGGACGTGGTACTTTAGCAGCTAATGCATTAACAAATTCTTTAGCTGCAGACCAAACTTTAGGTGAGACTGCAACAAATTTAAATAATATTATTAATGATTATAAAGCTCAACGTGAAGCAGAACTTGCTCAAAATCCTATAAATGCAAGAAAAGATTATAATAATATTGGTTCTTGGTTATTGAGTCAAGGAGCTAATATGAATGCATCTGATGTACAACAATACATAGATACATTAAATGCATATAAAGATAAGTATACTGCTGCACGTAATGCACAAGCTACACTTGCTAACGCTGCTGCAAGTGCATATCAAAACCGTGCACAAGCTGCTTTAGCTAATATGCAATATGCAAATAATAATTCATATGGAAATACTATCAACTTATATACGGTGATAATGCAGCAACTGCTTACGGTAATGACATGTATAGTACATATAGAACTGGTGATTTAAACAACAGTACTAATCAATAAAGGAGGTAATTAAATATGGTAACAGGTTTAATTTTAGGTGGTACTGCCATACTATCTGGTATCTTAGGTGGTTACGGTTACTATCTTAATAAGAAAAGAGAAGAGTCTGGAGATCCCTATCTTTACCAACCTAAAAAACAATTAGTGCGTTCAGAATCACAATTAAGAAGTGTATTAAAATCACAGTCACTAGATAATTATATTAATGATGCATATAAGTTAGGTTATATAGACCCATTAATTCATAAAGATGCACTAGTTGCATACAATAAATTTAGAAATGGAGATACTTTAGACGACACAGATAGCAAAGCTTTATCTCAATTATATAATCAACTTTATGAAAATAGTGGTACTTTCAGAGAAAACTGGAATAACACTTATATGCAATTAAGTAATGAAGACAAATTAAAATGGTTAGATGGTGCAAGTACTTCTGGATTAACAATACCAGGACCAGCATATCTAGATACTTCTTTTGATACATATCAAAAAGAAGTAGCACCTGTAAAACTTTATTCAAATAAAGAGTTAGCAGAACTATATGATTTAGATTTTGATTATGAAAATATACTAGCAGACTATAAGAAAGCTGGAGAAGCAAAAGTTGACTATGCAAAATATGTTTCTGATGTTGCTAAGAATATGACAGAACGTCAAAACGCATCTTCTGTAGTTTCTTATTTAGATGCTATACGTGCTGATAAAGCACAAGCAATCAGTAAAGGGATGACATCTGGTGCACAAGCTGCCGCTGATGTTAATGTTGCTAGAGAAGCTTTACTTAACAAAGCTTCAGAAGAATTAAAAACAGGAACAGCTCGTAATCAAGCAACTGCTAATGCCTTATTAGAAAATTCACAAGCAGCCATAAATGCTACTAGTGTTTATAATAATCTAGCAAAAGTTCTTGGTAACACAAGCGCATCATTATATGCAAATGATACTGCACGTTATGGAGCTGATATGGCAGCTAACGCAGCATTCTATGGTGCTGATGAAAATCTTAGAGCACAACGTATGGCTGCAAATAATATCATGAGTGCAATATATGATAATTATTCTGCACAAGGAAGAGCAGCTTATGGTGGCGTTAATGATGTAGACTGGTTATTCAAAAATGTATTCTTACCTAAAAACGGTGGTGATGTAGTTGCTGCTACATATGATTTAATCCGTGGAACAGGTACACAAAATACAGGTTACGATAGTTATGTTACTAAACAAGGAGCTATAACAAATGCTAAAGCGCAATAATAAAAATTTAAGACCAATAACACCAGTTAGATCTATAAATGGTGCTACGTTTTTACCAGCTGTAAAGTCATTGCATCCATTAGACCCAATACCTCCCATTGGTTACAAAAGTGACGCAATAGTATACGGCGTAAATGCAATGTCTTTACAACCTGAAGCTGCAAACTCTTTTGCGGATATTATTACAGGTGGTCCACTTGGAACTAGTCAATTACGTAGAACATTAGATAAAAATAATCTTGGTTTTTTTAAAGAAATCCCACTACTTAATAAAGTCGTGGGAGCTTTAGCATTATCAAAAAACCAATTTATTGACCCCGTTTTTGATAAAGGGATGTCACAAGGTGGTAAAGAAGTATTCTTAAACGTTCTAACAAATGCCAGTGAAACATTAGATTTATTTAGTAATCTAATTAAATCACAATGGGAACTTGCTGGAGGTCATGCAGGATTAGATACTTTAGCATCTGCTTGGGGTGTTGGTGAACACAATACTCGTAAAGTTTATAACTTTAATACAGGTAATTTTTTAGGAGATGTTGCATTAGAAGTTATTAGTGATCCTGTTAACTGGGTTTCATTAGGTGCTAAAGCTTTAGCTGGAACAACGATTAAAGCAGGCACAGATGTTATAGAAGAAACTGTTGAAGCTACAGTAAAAAACAATGTAGACGATTTATCAAAAATTCTTTTAAAGGATTTATCTAAAGAAGCTGTAGATGATTTTTCAGAAAGACTTACTAAAGAAATAACAGAACAAATAATAAAACAAGAAACAAAAGATATTACTTTTGATTCTTTAAAATACTTTTTAAAAGAAACTACAGTACAAGAATTTGAAGAAGCATCTCAAGCACTATTAAAAGCAGGTGCCAATAGTGGTATTTTTGAAGCCACAGTTAAAGAAGCTTTAGAAAAATCCATAACAGCATCTAGTAAACTATTCCATGCATACAATGCTGCTAATGCTTTTAAAGAATTTTTTAAGAAAAATGTTGAAGATACTTTAAGTCATCTTGCATATGCACCTGTGTATTATCCTTATAAAGGTCTTAAAAAATTTATAGAAAGTAATGAAGTTCTAAGAAATTTTGCTAAACGTATACATAATAAACTAGTATCTTTTTTAGATGAATACACTAAAAAGAATGATATTGTAGATGTTGAAAAAGTTTATACACACAGTAGTGCAGATGCCTTTGTTGAATCTGAAAATTACTTTGGTAAACTTATTTCTGATAACAAACCATTACTAGAAAAACTTGGTGTATCTGCATATACTTTACAAGAAGAATGGCTTGCAATGTTACGTACGCTTACCCGCGATCAAATGCATACAGGTATAGATGAACTACGCACAATGTTTATTCGTTGGCTTGCTTTACATCGTAATCCAGCAATTAAAGAAATGTCTTTAACGGTTGCAGAAAAATCATTTTTAAATCAAATGTCAGTGGCGCCTCTTATTATAAGATAGCAGAATTA